TTCATGTTTTTCAAAAACGATGATATCTTCATAACGATCACATTCAACCATGGAAGTCTCATCCATGAGATCATCTAAAATTTGATGCTGGTGTTCATTTAATTGGCTGGTGTCTTCAAACACCCATTTGCCACCGACGACCATTCGTTCGTCGAAAAAACGAATACCTTCGAGTAGATTCAAAACATTTTTATGCGCATTAAAATGCACAAAACAATACTCATTTAGTCTGCTCTTTTCACCATTATTATAGAAAAAAATACCTGTTTGAAAATGTTCGTAAAATTCGATATCCTCCATTGGATAGTATAGAAAGTATGGCCAAGTGCCTGCACTAACTAAACTGTAGAGCGACGCCAATGTCGAATATGATTCTCTAGTTCCGTATGCCGTCTTGTCGACTGGCATACCATCCTGTATTGTGCGATACTGATGTTCTCCGAATGGGTCAATCAGTAAAAGCAACTTCTCTTTTGACAACTCGCCCAGGATTTTAAGCGATCCGTTGCCTTTCCCTACTCCGATTTGACAGGCAAATCCTTCGAGGTCATTAACAGATTGAACTGCCTCCTCAAGTAATTGTCTGTTTTCCATAATCTATGCTGACTCTCCTTTCAAGTCTTCTATTGTTACGTCACCTTTTGGGTAAGGTATAGTTGGTAATTTGTCGTGTTGATCTAATTCACAAACAACTCCCCACATGAAAGTAAGATTATCTTTTGCCTTCCATGAGAGGCGAGTTTTAGCCATCTCAGTTCGTAGGTTGCGCAATGCCTGCACTTTGTTCTTGAGTTGCTTGTGTTTCATCTTTCCTATCAACCATGCTATTTAATAGTTGACCTTTTTGAATGACGAGTGCCCATTCTTCAATGGCCATGTCGATTTCTTCTATCGATCCTCCATCATTCATAAGTTTGATTACCTCAAATCTCTTTTCTTCTGCTTTAGCATTGTAGGTAGAGTTGAGGGCATTGTAAGTCAATTCAACGTAGTTCATAGTGTCCATTATTTAGGGTTTTGGCTTAGGACCTGGTTTTGGCTTTGGGATATCAGGGTTCAGTAACTGCTTTTCCTCTTCAGTAAACATATCTGGGAAAGCATCAACTACACACTGGTCATAAATACCTGGCCACTGTGATCGATCCTTATCTTTCAAGGCGATTAATGCTGGCAGTTCAGTCCTATCCATTGTGTCAGCAAACTCCATAAAAGTTCGCTCACGTTCAATGTTGTTTACTCTCTCACACTCAGCAGTACCAGAGATCCATTGATATGCCTTATCAAGTTTATAGAGACCCGTGGGTGTGTCACCCGTATGTTGATCTGCATTCTTGACAGGAATCTGCCCTCGTGGCAACTTGAATGTGATGTTGGGATGTATAAGTGCCTTCAGGAAGATCTGAAGTCCCAGATGGTTATGTAGTTGAAGCAACTCGACCTTACGATCATGAAACTTCTCTTTATTCACAGTATCCAATATCTGGGGAATGGATATGCGAATGTCGTCTGTTTTAGTAGGTAAATCCATAGTGTATCCTAATATAGTTTTCAATTCACTGTAATATTTAGTTAGCAAAAAAATCTTGTACTGACTCTTGTAATTTCGCCAACCTTTTATCGATAAGATATCCAAATATTTTATCATTACGACCTTTCACACCTTCATCATAACGAGCGAGTATAGCTCGCTCTACTTCTTTTGGTTGTGCCTTAAGGTCCACCATTGTTTTATTTCGCTTATAGTTACTAACGTATTCCCTCGGCAGTACTGCCACAGGGTCTTCGAAACCTTTCCAGGATTCATACTTCTTCTTCTGGAGAGGAGTTTGTCTACGACCTTCGACAAATACTTTGTCATCTGACAGTATGTTCGGGACACCATCTCCCTTATCACCATAGAATATTTTATTAATAAGTGACTCGGAAGGATCGCCATCAATCCATCTTTTACGGATCGGATCATATTGCTTAAGTCCTGAAATGGCATGTAACTGGACAAAATCTTTATCTGACGATATAATAAGATGCCTTTCGAACGGATCAGATTCACGAGCCAAGACAGCAATGATGTCGTCTGCCTCGGCAGTATCGACATGAACCACTCTGTAAGGGAAGTTCTCTCTGATTTCATCTTTGATTGTGTGGATCCAATAAAAGATAAGATCCCAATCTTCTGGAGATTCTGAACGAACCCTTGGGCGATGTGCCTTGTACTCTGGATAGACTGACTTACGCCAGTTTTTACTACCATCATAACAGAGGACCATTTCACCATATTCCTCCTTATGTTGTTTATTGTAGTTCTTAAGCGAGTTAAGGATCATATGTCTAATATAACCCTCATTTACCTCATCGCCATATACTTTCATGGCGATAGAGATATTCGCTAGACAAATCTGCATTGCATCGACTAAAATCATATCAGTTTACTGGTGCGACGTTTACTCCGACAGAAGGAACTTCGACCTCTTGTACTTGTTCCTCAGGTTCAGGTGCTTTTACCTCTGCTTCAGTTTCCCCTTCAAGTTGTGCCTTGAGAGAACCGAGCAGTGCTTGCCACTGGCGACCTCTTGTACGCCAGGTATAGAAACGATCAGCATACGCACGTTGGAAATTCATCATGTCCTTAGTTCCATCTAAGGTGTACGTATTCATAGCATGGTCTAGCAGTCCTGCCAGACGTTGGATATGGGTTTCTGGAGTTGGAGGCACGTCATAGATAATGCCGAATCCTGCAGAAGTTTCGGGCAATGCCCCGTATGCACATGCAATCTGTAGACAACCTGCGTGCATTGCTTCCATCATTGCCATACAGGAAGTCTCTTCCCAGATGGAGGGCAGACACCAAATATGTGTCCTACCTAACTCTCTGCGAAGATCAGCATTGTCCATGTGCTCTACATGATTAACCCACTCAGTCTCCTTCATTTTGTCGAAGAGTGGGAGAAAAGGTTCGTCATTCTTCTCGAACCCGTAAATCTTAAATGAGGAGTATACATCTACCTCAAAGTCCTGACGACGTTGCTCATAGAGCAAACGGCATGCCTCAAGGAGAACTGCCAGACCTCTTTGTGGTGTGGATGTATAGGCGATGCGATACTTAGCATCAGATCCTTCTACTCCCATCTCTACCTTATCTATCTCAAGAATAGGCATGATAGCATTATGTACCGTCAATACTTTTTCGAGAGGGATACCGTAGTTGTATCGTTGAAACATTTCTCTCTGCCAGTGTGAGACAAATACGATTCGCTCAAACTTTTCGTGCCCACCATTACGCAGGTGTTCATACATAGGATCATTGTACAGATCCTGGCAGATATAGATAGATGGTTTGTTCTCGTCGATTACCTCAGGTACATAGCGAGAGACAACAATATTGAAAGAGTCACGTACCTCTTTAGGTACATGCTTGAAAAGGTTTATAGTATAAAGTTCACTTCCACCCAGCGAGTTGTATGATGGATGGATTTCATTTGAGTGTTGAGGTATAGTAAACTTATCACCCCAACTATCCTCGTATTCACGTTGGATGGTCATTGTACCTTTCTTGTTTCTGGTTCACCCATTGCATCATGAGAGTACTGATAGTCAATAAGTTGTGAGTTCTCGAGTTTGCGTATCATTACCTCTGGTCCAGGCATACCTGTACTCATGTCGTACACAAACTCAAATCGTTCAGATGTATTAAAATCAATTTCAAACTTGACATTAGTACATTGTAAATCTTGTAAATCAAAATGTGTGCGCATAGACTTCATCACCTCGCCAAGCGAGAAGATGATGTCATATGCGTCTGATGGTGTTGTAGCCATATTTTCCTAGGCAACGTGCCAGATCAGTGTCTTTGCTATAGATGGAGAAATCTCTTCGAGTTTATCTGTTCTCATATGTTGATCAAGTATTTGTTTTCTCTCTCTGACCTTCTTAGGAAACCCTTTCTTAAGAAGTTGAGTAAATACCTCTTTGTCTGCATTTGATCTCATCGGCATTCTATAAAAGACAGCATCACTTATGTTTTTAAGTTTACGACCAGACATATCGAAACCAGTAGTAGTTTCTGATTTGAACAATCGTATGCCACCCCACTGATCAACTACCCACAGTTCGTTAGCACCGATAATCTGAGTCTTGTCAAGGGACTGCACACCTTGTATAGATACGGTCTCCAGTCGAGCAGTCTGCTTAACAGGATCCACCTTTTTGACTCGTGTAGAACCTCTCTTTGGCCCACGTGCAGACTTAGTAACATTTACGTAGTTAGATGCCTGACTCCTTAAGTCCTCTACCCAGTGAGTTAGTGTCTTGAGTTGAACAGGAGTAAGATGCGAATAACCTTCTACGAAGTCGGGATCAAGTCCATCCCTGGCTGCGATAAACTCAGCATACCATATACCGAGGCGATCCTCGACAATAGCAACATGAGCAGGTTTTGCATCAACTGACTGAAGATAAGAGTATAAATCAAATTCACCTGACATTCCAGCATCACAGAAGTCATCTAACCAACCATCAATAGTTCCCATTATAGCCGATGCTTTGTCATTCATTGCTTCTTTCATGACCTGATGTATCGACTTCTTGACAGAAGTATCTGACTCTGCTTGTAGTTCAGTATTTAGGTTTTCAATATAAATGGCATGATTGATTTTCTCACGTATTTTGACAATGATACGATTGAGTTGAGAGTCTTCGAGTTTGATGCCATTGAGACTCATCTTTGCTAACCAACCATAAGAGGAGTTTACAAAGTGAGCAGGACATTTCCGGAGCAATGCAATCTCATCTTTATTGAAGCCATATTGCTTAGCAAAATCAATGAGATATTTGTCTGCATCTTTATGATTTTTGTAACGACTGTACCAGTTGAGTGCTTGCATCATATTAGGCATACTACCAACACCATCAATCGGCATTGGTTCAGTACCGTATGTACTGACCTCAGTAACTGGCATGCCGTCAGACCCTTTGATGGCATTACGCATAGATGTTTTTTGCTTCTTAGTTACACGGACTGCTTTTGGTTTTGCTCGTTTTACTTTAGGCATTGACCCTCTCTTGTTCACGTTGTTGTTTAGCCATTTTCTTATTGGCTTGTTTCATCTTGCGCAACCAGTACTTACGTTTCTGCATACCCTGTCGCAGATGTAATCGTGATGCACGTTCCCGGAAATCGATACCCTCACAGTGGTCGAACTCGTGTCCGAAGACTCGAGCAGTAAACTCACCAAGTACCGTATCAATCAACTCACCTGTCGCAGTAGTATAAGAGACATGTAAAGATTTAGGTCGCTTGATTTTAACAAACAGACCTGGGTATGATAAGCACCCTTCTGCTTCTAATGCATTCTCCTCTGAATAGGAGTTTATCGTAGGATTAAAGGCAACTACATCAACCAGACTTGAACCCGTATTTTCTTTGAACGCAAACACACGTGCGTTGATTCCGATCTGGGAGGCAGTCAATCCAACACCTCCGTATAGTTCCATATTCTCTAGTAGATGTTTGGCAAGGAGACCTGGTTCGATCTCACCATTCATGTCAAAGTCATCTAATCGCTCACCTTCTGAGAAGGGAGCGAACTCTTTATCTTTCAGTAGTTCACTGGGTAGCATCTTGAATCTCCTCGATTGCTTCACGCATGGATGGTTTGATTTCACGGCAGTCAAAACGATCTGCCCATTCAATAACGACTGGCTTCATGTGCTCAGGCACATTAACATGGTACATAATATTACAGTCAACAGAACCGACAACAAACTCGTCAGAGTAGTCTGATTTACCACAGATGTAAGCATCAACAAAATGCTCAGCATCCATCAAAGAAGGGGCACCACAAATCATGTAGTCGACACCACCCTTATTCTTCCAGTACTGCGGGCATTCACCCGTCCCGTCCCAATCATGGGCACCGTAGTTTTCTCTGTACTGGGTTGTAATCAAACTTGCGACTAATTCTTTCATAAGACTCCTTTTTTAAGAATTTCTCATTTTCAACTTAATATAAGTATAGTCGATTCAAACGAAAATGTCAAGCGAAATTTTCACTTTTTTATCTTAAACCTGACCAGTTCATATTAGGATCATTAAACATGTCCGACTGACTTTGGTCGTACTGTCTTAATCTCATATCATCTGCTTCATTCTCGAGACAGAATGAACAGGTATATTCCGAAGTTTTTTCGTCGTATCCGAAATCTGGATACTCGTCTGTGTCGGAAACACAACCGTATTTACACATTATCATACTCATGTTTGTACCTCATGTGGGATTACTTCGACGGTATCGTCGAAAAAGTTAGTCTGGCCAGTGACGGAGACTTCCTGCCACTCACCAGTGTGATCTTTAAAAGTTTTTCTGCCATACTTCTGCAAGTGCATTAAACCTGCTTCGAACTCATCCATCTGCTCGAGATGGTCGATGTACTTTTCCTTTACCATTCCCATACGCGATTCTCCTTGCGAGATTGTTTAGTGTACAGTTTTTTAGACTTCTTCACTTTCGTGCGAAATCTTGTGAATTTAAAAGTTGTAGCGATTTTCATTTTCTTGCTTTTGTAATTTCTCATTTTCATGTAATAATTATACCACAACCAATCGAAAATGTCAAGCGAAAAGTTTAATTATCTAAAAATAATTGAGAAAAATTTCCTTTTTTCTTCGCCTGTATCGTACGGGAAAACTTGTCTGAATCACCCATCTTATGAGAGATGACAATGATGTTTGAGCCAGTCATGTCGTAGAGGATTTTGATGAGTTCATCGGTACCATTCATGTCGAGTGAACTGTCGAAAGTCTCATCGAGGATTAACAGGTTTGTTGAGGCACTGTTCCTTGACTTAGCGATCGCTCGCCATGTCAACAGCATTGCGAGGTCGATGCGTTGCCTCTCACCCATACTAAAGGACTCGTACTTAAACTCATCCTGGTACCGACTGCGTACAATCTCCTTAAATTGCTCATCAAGATCAAATCTGATCGGCAGTCCCATTCTCTGTAAATATGTATTACACGTTTTATTTATGACAGGTATATATTGCTTGATTATTTGTGCCTTAACCCCATCATCTTTCAACAGTTTTGATGCCAGATCAAACAGGTGCTTGTGGTGCACCAGTTCTTTATACTGTTCTTCAAGTCTGTCTTTTTTCTTTATAGACTGATTTAGTTCCTTCTGTTTATCTTTCAACTCACTAAAGTCAGCAGAAGTTGTATCAGACTCAAAACGATCTATCTGTTCCTGGAGAAGTTTTATATTCCTTTTATGGCCATCGATCTTCTCAAGGTGTTTATTCATTCTGTCTGTTAACTGAGTATGCCGTTCGACCACAGTTTGCAAATCAGACTGTTGTTCTTTGAGGGATTCAGTGGCTCGAGTCTGCTCGTCGATTTTGCCTTGGTACTCACCAACCTTAGTCTCTCTGATCTCTTGTCCGAGTTCTTGTTGGCAAGTTGGACAACTGTCGGAGTCGTGGAAAAAATTAAGGGATTTTTGGTGTCCCTCAATGTTGGATTTGAGTTTGTAGAGGAGGTCAGATATTGAGTCGATCTTGTCTGGGTCAGGATTAAGTCCTCCGATATCTCTGGCAATTTCATCATTTTTGGTTCTGTATGCTTCGATGAACTCTTCTTCACTTTTGATTTTTTCGTTTGTGTCATCTATCAATCCTTTCTGTTTGTCAAGGTAGTCATCCTTTTGTTTTTGAAGACCTTCTATATGTGAGGTGACGAGACGAATCTTTTGGCCAGTCATCTCTTTGTCGTGTGTAGTATCCTGCATCTGAGTTTTATTATCACTACTTCTAATCCTGAGCAGATCGTTCATCACGCCAAACACCTGTATGTCTAGAAGGTCTTCAACTATCTGTCTACGTTGCCACGTAGGCAACATCATGAATGCCACATGGTTTGCAGATCCCAAAAGCACTACCTGCTTAAAGGTATTGAATCGCATTTTGAGAATCTTATCTTCGAGTACCTGTTGGTGTTCTTTATGTGATGAACCTGCCAATATCTGTTCACCATCACACCACATTTTGAAACCACCTGGTTTCATTTTCCTCAGTACTCGGTAGTTCTTTGATCCTATTCTAAACTCTATCTCTGTTAGGCAGTCCTTGTTATTGATAGAGTTTATGAGAGAACCTGATGATACATTACGAAAAGATTTGCTGTACAGAGTGTAACAAATAGCATCCAGTAAAGTACTTTTGCCCGCACCATTTTCTCCTATGATTAATGTTGTTGAACTGCCTTCGAGAGAAACCTCAGTCATCTGATTACCAAATGACATAAAGTTTTTCCACCTCACCTTAGTAAACTGTATCATTCAACATCCTTTATTTGTCCTGCTTCTTGATATAGTTCTGAAAGCAACAGGTTCAGTTCCTGACCACCCTTACCCAATTCAAGTTTGTCTACATAGTCAGTAAGGATAGACATAGTATCTCTGGACTCTACTTCAACCTCTCCAACCTCTAACTCTGCGAAGTCCTCAATGATTGACAGGTCCATAGGATCTTGATCTTGTAAACTTGTGACCCATATATCGTAGTTGGCAGGATTCTCTTTCTTTTTGACGAAAACCTTTACCATCTTATCTTTAAGATTCATTGGTATTGGAGTCATGGGTTCAGTATCGTCGTAGTCCAACTTTACAAACATTTCCTGACTATTCTTATAGAACTCCAGATCGAGGGTTTCCGTGTCCCAGATGTGGAAACCTCTTTCCTGACCGTAGTCTGCCCAGGTCAACTGATAAGCATTACCAATATACATAATATTGCCTATCTTTGTCTTGGTATGGAAATGTCCTGAGAATACCTGCTCAAAGTTTCTGTATGTTTTTGGTTCTGATCCATTACTGCAAACCATACCAGGATGCATAGGAAACCCATTGACTTCAAGGTGCCCAAATACTGATGTTGCTCTGGAGTCTGCTATTTTATCACCTGCCTCAACTGCATGGTCAGGTGCTATCCAAGGGATCATTAATGTATTAACACCACCGATCTCTACCTCATGAGGAAGTCCATCATATATTCTGACGTTGTCTAAATCTCGAATCAAAAGGTTCGGTGCACTAAGTGAGTTATTTTTCTTGTAATAAGTATCGTGATTACCGACTATCAGATGAGTACGTTTTCCCCATTTGTCGATCTCGTTGAAAAACATTTCATGCGCAGCATTTAAAGAACGATAGTTAATGAACCTTCTACGATCAAATGTATCGCCAAGGCATATCAACTCCTCACATTGTTCACGGACTACTGGCCAAAAGTCCTTCTCAAAAAATCTTTTCTGATAGTCAGCAAAAATCACGTTATCATTTCTTACACCGAAGTGTAAGTCCGTGACTAATGCTACTTTCAAAAGACTACTCCTGTTTTGTGTTCTTTTTGTTTTCTTGGTTTCTTCTTCCGAGTTCGTTTCACGTTGGTCTCATAATATTCAACAAACTCATTTGCCTGGAATCTTGATAGCAAGTCTTCCTTGGTATATGCTACATCGTTCTCACCTCCCTCAAAGAAGTCATCGACTTCAGAGTTCAGTATAACTTTGTATTTGATATACAACTGCTTTTTCTCAGAAGATATTTTTCTAAGGAATGAATAATAAACTATTTGTGTGAAGTAGGAGAAGGGATTTTTTGACTTGGTCTCATCGAATCTGTCAAGGTATTTGATGCACTCTTCAACGGCATCACCTACCATATCCTCATTATAACTATTTCTCCAGTTTGGTTTGGTGGCATAACGAAATGCTATTTTCCATATACACTCACCGATATACTCAGGTATAATCGGTCTTTCATCTATACCCTGTTCTCTGTTCTTGTAGAGTGCTTTCTTCCAAGAAACCATCTCTTCATAGAACTTCTCGTTGTCTACAAATTTTGCCATAAGTTTTTTAGATTAGAAGTCAAGTTATATTATACCACACTTGACGCAGATGTCAAGTTTAGTTCAGTTTTGTACCAAATGTACTCAGTGCTTCAGATACCATATCAAGTTCGCCTCGTGTATCCTGCTTTACAGCATGTAGATAAAACTCGCTAAACTCATTGTTGAGATCTGTTACCACTGAGATATGCTTTTGAAAAACTGGTACTTGAGCATTATCACAGTAATATGGCCATTTATGTAATCCTATACGTTCGTTAATGACGTTATGTTCCTGCATTTCATCCTCATTCAGATGAACTACACGGAAGGGTGTTAATAGAAAAAGGTGTTCCTTTTGTCGATTATCAACTACGACATATGAAAACAACTCAGTGTCTTCATTCAGTAACACATACTTGGGTTTTAGGTTCGGTGTTTTCATGGGCGATTGGTACTCTGATTATTTTTACATTAAACTGCTCTGCACCATAAAAGGCAAGTCTCTCTTCAAAGTGTTTGTAGGTATAATTTCTGCGTCGTTTATGCGACAGATCATCTACTATGTCGAAGAGAACCATGTCGGTCTTATCCTTGGTCTTACGTAGACCACGACCGATACTTTGCAGTGTTCGTATTTTACTTTTGGTAGGGTGCGCAAATATTACGTTTCGTATCTTTGGAATATTAATACCTGTTGAGAAGGTCCCCATACTGGCAACTATGATAGCATTATCACGTTGCTCACATATGGTTCTGACCTTCTCCCTTTCATCACCCTCAACTCCTCCATGAATATAGTAAACAGGATAATCAGTTTTGCTGGTTATCAGGTCTACCAACTCTTTGCCATGCTTTTCGATAAACTGAAAAAGTACTAATGTTATTCCTTCCTGATCACAGGCAAGATTCGTAATGAACTTATTCCTAGCAGGATTGGAACAAAGGAAGTCTATCTCGTTCTGGTAAGTGTACTCCCTAATGGTTTCACTCACGTATTTTGGATACTCCAGAACTACGGTCTTAATATTTAGGTCTGCTAATGTTCCCTCATCAATAAGATTTCTGCTGGTAGTAAGTCTATGTATTTTACCAAACAGACCTTCGAGTATGAGGCGATTTGTTTTAGCATCTTGTAGTGTACCTGTCAGACCATAACGTAACTGACAGGCAGTTGCCTTCTCCATTATACCCTTGAGTGACTGTGCAGTTGCTAGATGGCACTCGTCAATCATTATCAAATCATATCGTTTGAAAAAGTCTGCCTTCAGTTTGTGAATAGACTGCCAAGTGCTGACAGTTACCTGCATCAGTGTCTCTTTATTCGCTCCACTTTTGATTCTGTGAATAGACTGCGTCCAACCATAAGAAGCAAAGTCCTTCGACATCTGCTCTACAAGATTTATAGTTGGTACTATGATAAGGGTTGTGACATCGTAATACAATGTCATCAGGTACATCAGGAATGACTTCCCAGAACCAGTCGGACTTATGATGACTGATCGTGGGTTGTTAATGGCATGGAGAAGTCCATCGATTTGATAGTGTCGTGGGTTGATTTTGAGATTCTGACTCGTAATCCAATCTTGTATCTCCTCACGGGTATAGAGAACTGGTGTGTCGAAATCCCCTTCTTTATGCGAAACTCTGACTCTTCGGTCTTCGCAGAATTTTCTGACATAAGGCAATAGTCCTAAGTATAGTTGTTTTTTGTGCCAGTTAAACAGACGTATTTTACCGTCCCACATACGATTTCGTGCCTGAGGCATAAATCGCCAGTTCGGTATTTCAAACGTAAAGTAGTCAGACATCTCCCGAAGGAACCCACTGTCATCGCAGGTTGCCTTCAGGTAGACATCGTTAATTTTTTCAATGTTCACAGGTGGACGAAAACTCATAATGTATTTAGTTTTTACTCCATTACGGAACTCTTAAGATTCAAGTTAAGATCAAGTGAATGAATAATATTCTTACCCTCGTGCTCGGTATAGTCAGTTCCAGCACATGCCCAGATAAGTCTATCATTATGAACATAAGGAAGATTGCCAATTTCAAAAAGTGGCTGAGTATCCCAACTTGGATCTTGTATCAATCGGGCAGGTTTTTTAATATTACCAAACTCATCACAAACCAATGCTTTCATACCTTGCCTAGAACCAGACCTTGACGAATTGACCATTGAGTTTACATACTTAGACTCCATCCATATAACAATATAGTCATCGCCTATTCTGCGAATCCTTGGATGCGCAGCAGAACTCACTTCAATGTCTACATGGTCAGTAAGAAAAACAGCAGGGTTAGATGCCATCCAAGTTGATGCTGGCATGACGCATGAGAACATCTTCTGTTGAGATACTGAAATGTTTGGATTTCTGTCCTGAATAATCCAAGGTCTTTCGCCTGTATCTTCGTATGAGAAATATTTCTCAGAATTCATAACATCAAGACTTATGTTTACAAGTCCTATGTTCTTGGGACCACTGCTTCCAGTCCATCTTTTCGGGACAATGTTTGTCGGTGTCCTGTCTGCAGAAAATACTACGACAAAACTTTCTTTGCCCACAACCATATTTCCACCAGTACAATGTGTCTCTTGGTAAATGTAACCTGCTTCCAACTCTTTCAATGCTTCTTTTGCTGTCTCATCACCCTGAGATGCCTTCCATCGCATTGTCTGTGTCAATGCCTGATCACAACCACCTTTGGCTTCCCATACGTTCCAAGTACGTTTGTACTTGTAGGTGCTGTACATCTTACCGTTCCACTCTCTCTTTGGACCTTTGATGTGGAGTTCGCGATGAGCATTACCCATTACTGGACCTCTCATACCTGCATCACCACAGTCATTGTAATAGAACTCACCTTTATAGTAGGCAAGTCTCGTATTAAAGGAGTGTGATGGACCTAACTTTGGTCGGCCATGACACTGAAGATCTGAGGTTTTGAGTGTAATAAAAATACTGCAAGTATGTCGTTTACCATCACGAGCGACGTTGCCATAGTAGGCAGTTCCTAGACAGACTTTTCCATCTGCACACATAACATCACCATTTCCTATGTCGGAGACATTTACGAATCCTTGACCCCATCTTGGTTCGATTGCTTTAACGATGTCCTGAGAACGAACAATGTTTCCACCACTATCGAGTTTGTGAATCATGAGTTGGTCATACTTATGTGGCATCCTCTTTGGTTCATGAACAAATCGTCTGCACTCATTCAGTGCTGTGACAACATAAATATTTCCTTCATCGTCTTTGTCTGCACCAATCAAAATACCAAGTGATGGTACCTCAATATGTTTCCCTGCTGGTTTGTATGATCCATCTGGCATAGGAACAACTACTGACATCCAAATTCTTCCTGCAAATTGATCTCGAGAATGGGGAATCCTTCCCATAGAATCATCAACCCAAATCATCAACAGTCCCATATCATGAGGTATTAATACATGTCTTACTTTTCTAGGATATTGTTGTGAGACATTTGCGTCAAGGGTTTCAGGTCTGGGCACCTTACCGACATCTGCTATTGCTCTATCAAACCAAGCACTCGGAGGAGGGGGAGGTGGTGGAGGTTCAGGTGGTGGTTCCCACTTAATCTCTCCATCGAATGTTCCTGTCATGTTGCAGTTCAGTACGAACTGATGTACTGCATCCATGATGAACTCAGCAGGATCTCTGCCGTCAAACATATCCTCATGCTCTTCTTGTGCCCATTCACAAACTGCTCTCCAGTCTTCATATGTAAATGAGTCTAACTCTGCTTGGACTTGATCTAGTCCATCTACTGCCAAGTTCATTTTACTGAATGATCTCCAAACTTGATTCAACTCTCCACCATCCATGCCATTTCCGTTGTAGGCATCACGGATGATTCTATTCCAGTCCCACTGAAACATAAGAACCTCAGCAAGATTCTTACCCTTCATCTGGGGACCTCCTTTGGGTGGTCCGTACATATTACTCCACGTGTCTTATTAATTGTTTATGATACGCATAGATCGAATGATCTCTCGCATCGATTTTCGTAAAGTCACCGACGTCATTCTTATATCGCCAGTCCAGAGTTTTCGGGTTGATATTGATTCCAGAATGTATGTATGGAAATGGTGGGGCGAAGGGAACAGGGTCGTTCACCATCGCTACTCGGAAATGCTGTGGACTGTTACCAAAATAGTCAGTCGATACCTTGGGGGCACCGAATGTATAGATTTGGACTTCCTTGCCTGCCTCATCGTACCAGTATCCCATTATCATGGCTATGGCACCACCCAGCGAGTGTCCTGTCAAGTACACAGTATCGTGCAGTTCATGTTTTTCGTTGATT